AAAAATATTGACATAAGAAAGTATATGTGTTAGTATAATATCATACAAAAACACTTCAGAAAGGAGGGTAGCATATGAATCTTAGGGAGCTTATGATAAGTTATAGAGCAAAGCATCGTTTAAGTCAGCGTGAGTTAGGACAGCTTGCAGGTGTATCACTTCAGACGATTAATTCAGTAGAGAATGGACTTCAGAAGCCTAGCAAAGTAACAGAAGCAAAGATAAGACTTATCGTAGAAGAGGAAAGCGAGGAAAAGAAATGATAGAAATAAAGATTGATAAAGGTAAGTTATATAATGCCAAGATCGAGGGAACAGCGATTGAATTAGTAGCTGATGTAGCAACGATAGCATATGCTGTATATAAAGGCATGATGGATAACGGAACTGAAGAAGGAAAAGTATCGGCTTGTTTCTTTAAAGAAGCATTGATCAAGTCTATAGAAGATATTGATAGCATAGTCGAGATTGATGAACAGGATGATGAGAAAGAAATGAGCATGGAAGATGTTATAAACTTTGATGCATTTATGAAGGAGATTGTGAAGGGCAAGAAATGAAAGCGAGTATAAGTCGGATCAAGTTATTTAAGTCTTGCCGAAAAGCTTATTATTTCAAGTATGTTGAATCTCTTGAGCCAGTTGAAAAGTCAGATGCATTAAAGACTGGAAGCAATTATCATGAATTGCTTGAAAAGCTTTATACTGATAATACATTGGTTGTTGATGAAAATTACTCGAAAGAAATGGCTATGGCAATGGCATACAAAAAGTATATTTTCCCGAAGTTCAAAGTAAAAAGTGTTGAAGAGTGGAAAGAAGCTGAGATTGGTAGGCATTGTCTTATAGGAAGAGTTGACGGAATAGCCGATGACGGTTGCCTTGTTGAGCATAAGACAACATCACTTGATATAGGAGAATCGTATGAGTACAACTTGTTATGGGATGAGCAGATACTCGCTTACATGTACATGACAGGAACGAGAAAGGTGTATTATACGGTGTGTAAAAAGCCTACGATCAGGCAAAGAAGCAATGAAACTGATGAAGCATTCTATGAAAGAATGGTTGAGTGGTATGACACTGATACTGAAAACAAGATAAGAGTAATGATTATCGAAAGAACAGACGATGAAGTTGAAGAATTCGCAAAGAACTTTCAGAGAATCTGTGATGATATGGAAGAAGCGGAAAAGTCTGATGACTTTTATAGATGCCCAAACCATTGTTCGCAGTGGGGAAGTAGATGTGAATATTCAGGAGTATGTCTGAACTACAATCCCGATGCGGAATATGTTGAATTTTATAAAAAGGAGAGAGATTATTGATGGAATTAAAGAAGGTTGAATCGACACAAAACGCCCCGTACACAGCATTGCTGTATTGTGCCCCTGGCGTTGGAAAGTCTACAGCTATTGGACTTATAGCTGAAGAATCTGAAGGAAACACTCTCGTTCTTGATATAGACAGAACTATAATGAGAACGCTTGCAAAGAAAGAAGTCGTGAAGAATACCGATAAGGTACTTGTTCAGCAGATTGATAATATCAATACGTTTGATGATTGGTCGGCAGTTCTTAAGGAAATAGGAGATAATGATTGTAAGTTCCTGAAAGATAATAAGATCACTACGGTAGCAGTGGACAATATCTCGGAACTTGAAAGATGCATCCTGTCTGATTTAGGAGCAAAGGGCAAGAATAAGGGTGTTCCTGCTATGGCTGATTATCAGTACATGCAGTTCAAGCTTGTTAACTCGTTAAGATATATGAAGTCTTGGGGAGTAAACATTGTGTGGACAGCTTGGGAGACAGCAGAACCGTTCACGTATCCTGACGGAACGCAATATACAAGACTTGTTCCAAAGATAAGCAATAAGATAGTTGATAACATCTGTGGTCTTTGCGATGTTGTTGGAAAGATACTTGTTAATAAGGAAAACAAGCATGGAGTATTACTTGAAGCAACTCAGAACATTTATGCAAAGAATCAGATAGACATGAGAAAAGGATGCACGGTTGAAGATTTCGTAAAGTTTGAGATTACTTCGGAGGGAAAGAAGAAGTGAGAAATTTTTGGGTTGATTGCGAAATAGATGGTCGAAGGACAGACCTTTGTGGAGGCCCAAGAAGCAAAGATGGCGGAATGGAAGTTGTTGTTCGACAAAGGGATGATGGTCGATCAGTAATTGCAGTAAAGTTAATGTGCGAGTATGATAGTAGCACAGATGAAGTTGTTACCTACGTCAAAGATGGCGATGGAAATGTCATAAAAGAAATTAGAACCAAAAGATAAGGAGGGTAAATATTATGGCATGGGATTTTAAGAGAGAAGAAGCAAAGTTTGAGGTACTACCTGAAGGACAGTACAGAATCAGGATCAAGTCAGCGGAGAAAGCAATAAGTAAATCAGGTAATGATATGCTTGCACTTCAGTTTGAAGTAAGCGGAAGCAATACGATCTTGTATCATTACATTGTTTTCATGAATGATAGACCTGAAATCACGAACAGAATGCTGACTCAGTTCTTTGATAGCTTCAAGGATATTCCTGAAGGAGATTTCAATATGAAGAATTGGATAGGTAAAGTTGGTGCTTGTAAAGTTAAGCATGATGAGTACAACGGAAATGAAACAGCAAAAGTAAGCTATTTCATTCATAAGGATAAGCAGGGAGATTTGCCACCTTGGAAAGAGCCTAGCAATACAGAAGCAGGCAAGCAGTTATATGATACAAGTGCTGATGGGTTCATAGAAGTACCAAAGGGAATTGAAGGAGATTTACCGTTTTAGTTATGGATAATAAAAGACTTGGTAATTCATTTGAAAATGAAGTCTGTGAAGTTCTTGCTCGTAACGGGTATTGGGTGCATTTCATTGTGCCCGATGCTCGTGGGGCACAGCCGTTTGATATCATATCAGCAAAAGATAATATAGCATATGCTATAGAATGTAAGACATTAACAGAATCGAGAAAGTCATTCAGTATAGACAGGCTTGAAGATAATCAGCTTTTGGCATTTGAAAGATGGATTGCGTGTGGAAATCACTCGCCAGTTATAGCAATAAAGTATGATGAAAAGATTTATTGCGTTGAATATCTTGATATCAAATATAAGAAAAGCATAAAGATGAATGAATGTATGTTGTTTAGTGATTATTTTGGATTGGAGAAATGATATGAGAAAATGTATTGTTTTGCTCAGTATATGCATTATTCTTTTGTCGTTACAGACAGCATATCTGAACAAAAGAATAAATGACCTAATTGAGTCTACTCAAGCACAGGCGGAAGATTTGGAAATTAAAGTAGAAGATTTAAAAAGTAATGTAGATGATAGATTAAATGAGATTGTGGATAAATATGATCAGAAGATAGAAGATGTTGACAATGACGTACAGAGTTTGAGGTCTGTTGTAAGAAATACAAATCATGCTCTTATAAGATTGACCCATAGGGTTGACGACATCGTAGAAGCCTCAAATAGACAAGATGATGAAGAAGACGCAGAATTTATCGGATCAAGTTCTGAAAGCTCTCAGCAAGCCTCGTACGAAGCGAGAGATGGCATGGAGTTCTTTGGAACATGGGATATTTCAGCATATGAATGGACAGAGCCTCAGAGTCCATGTGCAAATGGAAATTATCCAACTGTAATGTATTCAGCCGCTTGCAATTATCTGCCATTTGGAACAAGGATATACATTGAAGGAGTAGGTGATTTCGTTATAGAAGACAGGATAGGAGTTGATAACAGAATTGATATATTTTTAGGGGATGTTGAATCATGTAAACAGTTTGGTGTTCAAAGCCATAATGTATATATTTATAATTAGGAGGTTGTACAATGGATGGATTAAGATGTGATGAATTTGATGTTGTATTGGTGAAATTTAGAGATGAAGGAATTCCGTATTTGTTTGAAGCACCTAAGTATTCACACATATCAGCAGGAACTGATGTAATGGTTGAAACTGTTAATGAAGATGGAGATGGAGTTGTTCTTGCTAAAGCTAAAGTCATAAGAAGTACGAATATTAATATAAGGTATGACAAAGAAGAACTTGAAATGCTTATAGAAGCATGCAGGGCAACATTGCCATTAAGAAGGGTTCGTTCAATAATTACTGTAAATGAATTGGAATATGATGATGAAGATTAATAAACGAAGAGAGTCCAAGGCTGTTGATCAGACAGCCAAGGACTCAAATGTTGGAAAAGAGGTTGTTGACATGATGTATTGTATCACGATTTTAATGATGATAGCAACAGTTATCTCTGGATGGAATATTACTGGATTGTGGAGCGGTATAGTTACAATGATATGTGCAGTATGTACTGTAATGCTTGTTAATGAAATTACTGGCGGTATTGAATATGACGAAGAAAATGATTAAAAGAGAAATTGACATTATCAGAAATGAATGTTATGTATTCATGCCTGATAATTTTGATAGAATGAAAATGATAAACACAGCACTTGATGATATTTTAGATTTTGTAGAAAGGAGAATAAATGCAATGAAATGTGATAGTTGTGGTAATGAATTTAGTGTCGGATCAAGTAACGGAATGCCTAATGGAATAAGTTTTGAACTTCATGATGGGAGATTAGTAACTTTGTGTCAGAAATGCATTATGAAGCTTGGAAGTTTGAAAGATGAAGAGAAAGAAGATTTCTTTAATAGTTTAGGTGAAAAGGAGAGGTAGATATGTTTATTAGAGACGCTAGAAATAAGTATGATGTAGATTTTTCAGGTAAACAAAAGGATGAACCGAATCCATATTATGAAGGATATCTGAATAAAGAAGATTCTGAATTTATAGCAGGAATGGACTACGTTATGAACAATGAATTAGATGTATTTATTGGCAGATTGGATGATTTTGCATATGATTTTTTCAAAGTTGGGTTCAATGTTCATAATGTAGACGTTGAAATTGTTTGCAGTGATAAGGGATATGATGATTATACCAAAGAAGAGAAAAAAACAATGTCTCCTGAAACAAGAATATTGTTAATGTTCTTAGATAAGTTCATTGATGTTGTTGAATGCACAAGGGATGAAATGATTACTTCGATGATAGACAATATGGATGATGATGAGTATAAAGAAAATTTTAAAAAGGTTTGGGGTCGTTATCCCGATGGTGATAAAGAATGACTTCGTATGAATATGATGTAGTGTACAATTATAAACATGCTGTAAACAAGTCAGAACAGATATTGATTTTAGCAGATTTGAATGATTCAAGCGAAAAAGACATAATTGATATTTTGAAGAAAGCTAAAGTATATGATGAATCCGAGTTACGTACACGAAAATGCAATAAATGCGGAAGAAAATACGTTTCGTTGTTTAATAGAGGAGTTCCTATATGCAATGATTGCAAAAAATATAAAAGAAGGAGGTATTGATCAGAATGAAGATATCATATAACAATGACATTGGTGTATTTGAAGTGACTGAATGTTATGTTAATAGGTTAGAGATAGAATTTGGAGAAGAAACTAAAGATGCATCTATATGTGAAGGATGTGCTTATAAGGATTATGGAGCATATGAAATTCCTTGCAATAAATGTATCCGTAATGTTGGGTTGATTAATGATAAGTATGAAAGTGAGGATGAGGAATGAAAGAAACACATAAACAATGGATACTCAAAGGACTTATGAGTAAGCCAAGCATAATGAAAATATACGGAGAAGCTCCTTTGGTTGTGAACGTGACAAGAGATAAGTATGGATGTTCACTTTCGATAGGATGCGAGGCGGTTGATTTACAATTCACGATTCCGATGGAAGAAGTTCTGAAAGCGTTGGAGGTGCAGGATGACGAATGAAGAAGCAACAAAGAATCTTAAAAAGTTAAAGTCGTTTCACAATGGGAGCTATGGAACAGCTATTGATATGGCTATCAAAGCCTTAGAGCAACAGCCTTGTGAGGATTGTATCAGCCGAAAAGAGGTTCTAAAGTACATAGACAAGATGCCGAGTGAATTAACATCAGATGGTCGCAGAATGATAAGACGTAGAACATTGGAAGAGTACATTTCTGATACTTTGCCATCCGTAACACCTCGCACGAACCTCGCAGAGACCTCGAGGGATTGTATAAGTAGACAGGCGGTGATTGATTACGCAAAAGACACTTGCCTTGATTTAGACAAGCACGAGGATACAGAAGTATTCTGTGATGAAATAAAAGCTATGCCGTCCGTAAAGCCTAAATATACCGATGAAGAAATTGACAGAGCACAAGCGGTTGAACAGGCTTACGTTGATAAGATGGTGGAGTTAACTGTTAAGGAAACAAAAAGACCAAAGGGGAAGTGGATAGAGGTTTTAGAATGGAGAACTGAGTTCAGTAGTGCATGGCATTATGAATGTTCAGAATGCAGAGCAAGGAGCTATAAGGGTTATAAGCCATTAGAGAGGTATTGCCCTAAATGCGGAGCTGAAATGAGCGGAGGTGGAGAAGATGGATATAGTAATTAAAATACACGACATACCTCAAAATGACCATGAGCGGTGGGTGTTGAAAAATGGCACACCACTAACCGAAAGACCAAAGGGAAAGTGGATAAGCGTTAATGATAATGATAGTCACGGATGGGGTGCTTATAAATGCCATGT